CAAATGCTATGTGTACCATTTGCGAACAGAAAACAAACGTTACCCTAAATCAAAGTTATATTTAATATCTGTAGCTCCGTCTTCATGAACAACTATGTGATCGATCAATACGTTTAAAGCATGATAGATATCTTGTTCCTTTTTTTCAACAGTAGCAAATGCTTGTTGGGTATCTTTTATGGAAACCTGACTAATCTCTTCCTTATTATATAGGAACAACTTATCTTGTGCATCTTGAATCCTTTGATCAAATTCATTTCTTTTCTCTTCAAATTCAACCTTGTTGATTAATTTCTCTAAATATAAATCGACCAATCCACTTTTTTTACTCTCAAATTCTTCAATAGATTTTTTCAGCTTTGTTAGCTGCTGCTTTTTATGCTTACCAAAAGCTTTGTCAAAATCTAAAGCAACTTCTTTTCCTGTCTTTATAAGCCGGTCTACTATGAAATCACGAAACTCTTCATATCGAATTGGCACATGATTAACACATAAGCTCTTGCCACCACGGCGGTAAGCACTACATTTTAAATAACGCCACCTTGTTTTACTTCCGTCTTTTTTCTTTCGCCAGGACTGCATAATAATCATGTTGGATCCGCACTTCCCACATCTTAAAAGTCCTCTAAATTCATTCCATGGAGATATTTTCTTTTTCTTATTTATCACGGGTTTGTTATTTGCTTTTTCCCATTCCTCTTTCTTAACAATACCGGGATGTTGATCTTCAAATATAACCCACTTTTCTTCTGGGTTCCGTATTTGTTTCTTTTTACCATCAATTTTAATAGTTGTATATTGATTCAAAATGAAAGTTCCGCAAAATGTAGGATTCTTTATTATTCTTTGGACAGTCGTGACTTGCCATGCGCCTCTGGACTTTGGTGGCAGAAACTCTCCATCAGCAACTCCTTTGTTTAGCATGTTGGCAATCGACTTAAAACCAAATCCCTCATTATACCATTTGTAAATTTGTCTTATTACCGCAGCCTCATCATCTTTGATAACTAATTTCTGATCAATACGATCATAACCATAAGGCACTTTTCCAATATGTTCACCACGTCTTACTTTAGCTGCAAGAACAGAACTAATAGATACCGATATTGATTTAGGTAGTTGCGCAGCAAACATGGAATACATCTCGAATTTCATATCATTCTTGCCTTCTATCTGACTATCATAACCTTCTTCAATCGTCACAACCCGGACACCATGACCAAGCAATACTTCTTTGATTTCCAAGGCATCCTTGAGGTCCCTAGCTAATCTATGGATTGACTTAAATATAACCATTTGTACTTCTCGATTGCGGGCTTTCCGTAAAATCAATTGCAATGCCGCACGTTCCAAGAATAATGTTCCTGATTTATCTTCATCTTTTAAGATTGATTGCTCATTCCACTCATAATGATTCTGCTCAATCCAATAGCGACAAATATCAATTTGGTTCGAAACGGAATCCTTTTGGCTATCCTTACCACTGGAAACACGGGCGTATATTATATAGGGATAATCCCTATATTTAACTTCTTCAACTTCAGTTTTTTTGAACATAATCGTACCCCCTGTTCGTTAATGATATGTATGACTGTATTATACATCATATGTAAGTACATTTGTTCTTAAAAGTAAAAAAAGAAAGGATCGTCTCCTTCCTTTTTATCCTATTTTAAATTTTATTCCAGACTGCTTATTTACTTCTTGTTTTGAAGCAAAGTAATTCTTTTTATGTTGTTCCCCTATTGACCCTTTCAAGTTATTCATAAATTCATCAATAGAAGCAACCTGAAACACTGTTATAGCATCAGAATTAATTTCATATCTGGAATCCGTAACCATAATCACAAAAGGGAACTTTGCTTCGTTAAATTCATCCGAATACTTCAAGGCCTCATATCGCTTTATCTTCTGATCCATTACCTTTTGTGAATATAAATTTCGCTGCACTTCGATGAAAAACGGTGTACCTTTAATCACAGTTAATGCATCCGGCTCTGCCAATCCTTTGTCAAACTTGGGTTCAACAATAAAATCATGTGGAGTGTAGTAGTGTTTTATTGGTTTGTGGACTTCAACTATTTTTAAAAAATGTGGTATTTTAGTAGAGTTTCTTTTTACAATAGACCCAGCTGGAAAATAAACGAATGGACTGAACGACCTGCTGACTTCAATTTGCTTATCTCTGACAAGTCTTTTTAATACTGTATTGGCATTAGTGACTGGATTTTTTAAATGAGAGAAATACAAATCTATAATGTCATTCCTGCTCATGCATCGGAATCGCTCAAGATCAGCAATAATCTGCTTATCACGTTTACTCATGGAACAGCCCCCTTAACTCTGCATATTCATCTTCCTGCTGTGGTTCATTTTCAACTGTCTTATTTTCTTTCTTGTATGGCTGTAACAACTTTTTAGCTTTATCGTTGTGTAGCCATGGGCACTGTATTTCCTGCAATGATGAATTGATTTTCAGTAGCATTCTTCCAGGATTGTTTAATTTTTCTGATCCGGGTGTACCGATGATTTTTGAGTTCGTGCTATCGGCTGTCATAAAGCCCATGCGTACAGTAAGATTAACCTTTAATTTCCCATCTAAAAGTTTGGCATCAGGTCTTTGCATGGAAAGGATGATGAATACCCCTAATGAGCGACCAATGGATGATATTTCTTCTAAAATATCCATGATATCAGTTTCCTTTTTTAATAGAACAACCTCATCAATACAGACAACAATGTAAGGCAGTTTCTCTTTTAATTTATCAACAGAATTGACACCTGCAGCATCTAATTTATTTCCACGTTTGGACATTTCTTTCTTTACCTTTTTAAGATATGGGCGCAATTCATCTGCCGAATGACAAACACCTTCCACATGCCTAATTTGCTTGAAGATGTGAAACTCCGATCGCTTTAAGTCACCTAGTATAAACTTTAGTTCATCCGGCTGCTTTAACCTAATCAACGTTGTTAATATACTTCTTATTTCGGATGATTTACCGGATCCTGTTTCACCACTGATTAAAATATGTGGATGTTTTACTAAATCAAATGCATGTATATTACCTTCAAGGTTTTGACCGCATGTAATAGGCAAATTTAAGTCTTGTGTTGATTCAATTACGTTATCATAGCGATAGATAAACTTTGATGGTAGGCCTTTAGGATAAACTTTCAAGACTGCCTTAGATACATCGACATCAAGATCAATATACTTGCCAAAATGCTGTTTAAATACAAATGACTGTTTAATAAATGTTTCCGGATCTAAGCCCTTTGGGACTGTAAACACAAATGTTAATCGTTCCGGTTTATTATCCACTTTTAATAACCCTGGGTAAATTTCTTTTTTATCAATCTTTTTATAAAGGTCAGCATTCGCAAAAGCTTGATAAAGATTTTTGACCAATTTCTTTTTAGCAACCCGTTTCCTCATAAAAATTTCTTCAAATAATGGAATTGCGCTATAGGCTACTGAACCACCCACCAAAGACCAACCTATTAGTGTTAACAAATAACCACCTCTTTATACATGATTTACCACATTTAATATTCAGAATATTTTATATCCCCCTCGCACACCCCCTTTCAGCCTCACTCCACTTCGTTCCGTTTTAAACACTTTTTCTAATTCTTATGTTTTATGGCTTTCAAGCTTAATTACCTTTGTAGGGGTACTTTGATAGATACTTTTGTAGTTACCTTTGTAATTGCTTTGGTAGGTACTTTGGTAGCTGCCTTTGTAGAATTGTATGCAAGAAGAGAAATAATATTGCCTGTCCTAGGAAATTAAATTTCTTAAAGGGATTTTAATGCCTTTGTGGAATTAATAAATAGGTGATCAAATGGATGATAATTTAAAATGTAATATAGAGGAATTAGTTATAAAAAGTGGTTTGCAAAAGAAGTTTATTGCGGATAAATTAAAAGTTAGTGTGAAGCAATTTAGAAATTATGAAACCGGAAAAAGTTTTATACCGATTGATAAGGCATTTAAGTTAGCTGCATTATTGAAATGTAAGGTGGATGATCTGTATACGATGGAAGAAGAGGAAGCATAAAAAAAGGCTGGCACCACTAAACAGCAGCGCTCGCCTTTAATCTAATGAAGGATCATAAAGACCAGATTGTATCCCGGATAACAACGATGTGATGTACCCACGTAATCTATCACAGGGGTGATCTTGGAGATCATTCAAGCTACGTTTTATTGCCCCGTTTTTGTCCCCGATGATTATAAGGTAAATCTCATCATCTTCGTTATATGTTGATACTAACTTATACTCGCCACATTCGGATTGTGGTGGTAATTTCCATTCCATCAAATCACTTCCATGTAAATATCATAATATTTCTACATCTATTATATCATTTACAGGAAGTTTTTCCACTTTTTCTAGCCTTAAATACCCATTTAGTGAATCAATCATCAATACTTTATCCTTAATCTTATGAAAATCATGATGCCTAAAATACTCAATCTCTATAGTTAAATCATTTTGTATAGCTATTTGTAGCTTTAAATCAATTTCAACCTTCTGCTGATCGTCCAGGATTGGCTTTTCCTTATATTCTTGTTCTGCAAATACCTGTTTTAATGCCTTTACATGTTCTGGCAACATGATTGATGACCACTTTTTCGTACCTCTGTCGTTTACTTCCATTATGCACCCATCCTTTTATTAGATGGTCCCGCCGAAAGAATATTATCCAACTTAAATGTCCTTACCTTTTTGCGCCAATAGCAATATGCAATGATAGTATTTTTATTAATACGGATTACTCTTATGTAACGCTGTGTAACGTTGCCGGCACTGTCCATATAAAAGATCATGATTTTTTCGTTTTGTTGCAAGGAGCGATTAAGAATAATATCCATCTGCAAGACCGCCTTTCAAGATCGTTTGTTCTCATTGTAATGTATGGAACAATTGTTTGCAAGTGGTAAATTCTAGATTAGGTGCCACCTAGCCGATGAGTGTATAACACAAGCTGTAATGCACATACTATAAATGCCTCTATTTCCAGACTTACATAAGCCGCCACATTGTGACGGCTCTTTTTTTATTTGACTCTTAACTTTTGGCCAATTTGGATGGAATTGACATCAGACAAGTTGTTCCATTTTTTAATCTGATTTTGAGTTACTTTATTCTTTTGCGCCAAATGCGATACGGTATCTCCACTTTTAACCGTATGATATTTTTTATTTGTTTTATTTTTGGATGCAGACCCACTAAGTTTTATTTTCTGGCCTGCATAAACCTTACTAGCGTCTTTAATGTTATTTAGATTTTGTAAAGCCTTAGTGGTTGTATTGTTTTTAGAAGCTATTTCACTTAAAGTATCTCCGGATTTAATTGTATAAGTTCCACTGCTAGAACTTGTACCACCTTTTAAATTAAGTGTTTGTCCAACTTTTATGAGATCAGGATTGCTAATATTATTTAGGTCTTGCAGCTTTTTGGTAGTTGTACCAGCCCTACTTGCAATACCACTTAGCGTATCACCCGACTTCACTTTATAAGTGCTACCAGTAACTTTATTGCTCGTGGCATTATTGCTTGACGGTTTCTTTTTAGTAGTCTGTCCATCCGTAAAATAAGATAATGATTTACTACTGATAATGCGGTTTAAGTCAAGGTTAGCGTTATATCCATTTAAACGACCTCTATCTGTATACTGATGCAAGTCACAAGCATAGTCTGGTTTACTATTAGGTTTTCCGTTATTTTTACCATAGTGAGGAATCCATACAGCATCAGCTTCGCTTAAATTTAAATTAAATGTTTTATACAAGTGATGGCCAACATAGATCCCTACTTTCTTAGCACCTAATGAGCGTAATTTATTTAAAAATGCACTTGCACCTTTCCGCATATTAGACATGGATTTTTCTTCTACGTCTAAAAACCAAAATGTAGGATTAAATTCTTTTGTGCGGTTGTAAAAATCGGTAGCTTCTTTTTCCATGTCACTAACGCTAACTCCGCGAATCCATGCATAAGCGGCAGTAGGTACTCCTCGTTTTTGAAATTCTTTGTGGTGCGTTTTATAGTGCCTGTCTAATGTTCTAGAACCGTATTGGGTACGGATGATTGCTAAGTCAACCTGTTTGGCCAGCTTGTCATAGTTAATTGCACTCGGTACTTGGTGATGTGAAATATCAATAATATATCCCATTATTTATCGTCTCCCTTTAAATTTTTATATTAAAAAAGAGCAACGAAATCAATCGCGCTCTTTTCCTTGTTTAAATAACTCATGGCCAAAAACGGCCGCACCAGATACCAAGATGCCTTGGATAAACGAATCCACATTTAATCCGAGCATCGCAACAGTAATGACTACACCGATAATTAATAAAGTGTACGGTATCAGCCAATCTTTAAACCGTGGCGTGTCCTTAATTATTTTCCCCAAAATTAAAAGCACTGGAATGACGACCAGTGCTTGCTCGACAATATATTCATTTAATATTTCGTTCATCTTACATTCCTCCTATTTTTTTATTTGGATCTAATGAATCTATCCGTTTATGTGCCTGCTTAGACGATTCTTCAAGCCGTGTAACTCGCTGGCTAATTTTGTTTACTTCTTTTTCGTTCGTCCTCAAATCGATTCTAATATTGTCTACTCCATTACTAATATTATCTAGTTTGGTTTCAATCACAGCATCTCGTGATGCATCGTTTTTAAGACTTTCTTGTTGTTTAGTCTGATGCTTTTGCTTGTTTAATTGATAGCCAAGTACCCCGACAATCAAAGAGGAAATCGTTAATAAAATACCTAATTCGACAGACATCATCGACCCCCTAACAAATGTTTCTATTTTATTGCATGAAAAAAGCACCCCGATGGGATGCTCAAATGATTTTGAATGATATTACTTTTATATCTTGGAATAATATCCCTGTATCTCTTGCTATTACAGTTTGAAATTCTTCTGCCAATTTGTCTTCATCATCGTCCTCTGTATATTCCCCATCCAAATAGACATCAACATACTTAGTAATCATTTCTTTTAGCGATCCATGTATAAATTTAACCCTAAACCACATAACTGTCTCCCCTCCTGTCTGCCATATTCGACAAAAGGAGATAAAATCCTGCATTTAATTACTATCTTCTGCTACATCATCCTCAGATGCCGGCTTTATATTCTTCAAATCAATTCGAGAATAAACATTGTCACCAATAGCAATTGCTTCAATGTCAGTATCATTTCTTTTCTCAGCCATATCTTCTGCATTGTAATCTTCAACTTCTACAATATCCTCGTCAATTCCACTGTGCGTAGTTATTTTTAGTTTCATTAAAATTTCCCTCCCAATTGTGATTGTATAAATACACGTAATATTAAATCAGCTTCAATCCTTGCTAATTTATCCGGTAGTATCTCCACCTCATGCCTTCCGCGATTGATTTTTCCATTGCTGTCTTTTGACATATAGTCAGTTAAATCAATGCGATCACCGCTTGTACTGTCATGATCTACTGTATTACCATCAACTTTTAACACTACATTTGAAGCTGTCTCATTTAATTCATAGATACCGTGCTTAACTTCGTGCGTATGATCCGGCAGCTCAATCTCATGTACATGATCGGGTAGGTCAATTTCATGATTATGGTTAGGCAGATCAATTTCATGCGTGTGATCAGGTATCGTTACGCTATGATTATGAGCTGGTATTTTCACATCGTGCGTATGGCTCGGTATCGATACATTGTGTGTATGGTTTGGCGTTGTAAAGTTATGACTGTGTGAAGGTATAGACACACTGTGCCTATGACCAGGCACTGTAACCCGATGCGTATGATTTAGTAGTTGGCCGGGTAAACGATGAAAATGGTTTTCACCGCTACCAACTTGCTCACCAACAGTTGTTACGCATGACGTGCCTGTGCCACCCCCGCAGTATGCATTGGTACTTTGGGTTGTGCCTCCGCCACTTGAGCTAGATTGTGTTGTTCCGCCTCCACTATTCGTACTTTTAGATGTACCTCCACCACTACTGGATGTAGCTGTTGTTCCACCTCCAGAAGTACTAGTTTGTGTACTGGCACCTCCATCTGTAGTGGATTTAGTAGTACCTCCACCGCCTTTGGTCGATTTGACTATTCCCCCACCGCCTCCGGTCGACTTAACTAAGGCACCGCCGCCCTTCGTACTATCAACAATAGCACCACCTCCATGGGTAGCCTGACTGTATGCGCGGAATTTTTTAGTTCTAAACGTCAATTCAATTGTATTGATGTTTACTACATCATCATCGATGTAGAACGGGATCAAAGCAGGGATTTGATTGTCGCAATTGTCCTGATAGGTGAAATTCATGATGTTAGTTGCCCCCTGTGAATACAACTCATTAACCTGCTGCCTACGTTCTAAATCTGCATTCGTTGTACTTAAATCCTCTGTGACGTTTCCTATTTCCAACTGAACGTCACCAGGAGCACCTTTAATATCAGATTTGCTTTCTTTCATAATCCTTAAATCCGTCACAGGATAATCATCTAACTGGAGTCGAACAACCTTACCTACTTTAAATTTATCAATAGATAATCCAGTTATTTTAGATACGTCAGCTGCTGAAATTTTCCACGTCACCTTTGGTTTTTTCCACTTATCAAGTAATGCTTGACCACTCGCCTTTAGGGAAACGGCATCTGTGAAACGCTGATCCACCCATACCGTTTCCTTTATTTCTTCACCAGGCTTTCGATCTTCCAAATAAGGTAGGCCGTTATTAACTGAGTCGATTGTTAATTGATTTATCCCTTCTCCAGCACCAAGAGGATAAATGCGGTTATAAACAGACATTGGATCCTCTTCTATTTCTAACCCTATTAGGTTATAACCTTCTTTGATGCGACAAATCGGCTCGTTATCTGGCTTAACAAGGTCAAGTCTCCAAGGATAAGATGTTGTATCATATTCCCATATATAAGGTTCATCAAATGGTTTCGGCACGCTGAATATAGCAGCAAGATTGTTTTCATTTTCCCATGAGTAATGGAAATACCTTTTAAAGTCCACTTTTCCTTTTTTCCAATGTTTATGATTTTGCTGATCAATTAAATATTGCAATACATAATCGGTCGTATAATTTGTTAATTGATGATATTTAAAAAGCGAGCTGTCCAGTAATGTTGCCAGGACATGCTCGCATTGGAATGTTACTTCTTTTGTTGATTCGTTTTTAGTTGTTAGCTTAGGTATGATACGGAATAGGCCGATATATTCGTCGCCATCCGTTATTTCCACATACTTTAAAAGTTCCACTCTATAAATCTTTGGATCGTTTAATGGCAAAGAAAAAAAAGCTTGCCAAATGGAATTGGTTTGCCTCTCGTATCCGATACTGTATGCATTTTCTAAGATAGCTGTGGTTTGTCGATTGAAATTTAATGTTCTTATCAATGGATCACCTCCAAAATAAAAAGCACCTCATAATGAGATGCTTAGTGAAAATAACTTATTAGTTTAATTTATTGTATTGAATTCTATTCGGATTTAATGACATAGAGCTGATATTATAAATTGCTTGAGTAATTTTACCTTCGGGATCAAAGGTTTCGGAAATACTAAAAACCCTTACTTTGTCTTTATTAAGGAGAAACCTGTCCCCTTCCTCAAAACCATTCCAATTTTCTCCCACTTCAGTTCTCCATTTTTCTAATGAGCCATTAAAAACAGTTCGCTTGCTTTTGACTTCTTCATCTACAAAGTAAATAACTTTAATAGTAGCTGCGCTTTTAAATTCATCAGACATGTTTATCCCCCTCCTACCTACAATATACGACATAGGAGGTCAAAAGACCTTTTATTCATTCACTAGCTCCTATAATTTAGCTAACAACTGTGATGAAATTCTATCAGCAATTAATTTCCTACCAGTAGGGTTGGGATGTAAGCCGTCAATTAAATAAGTTTCATAATTATATTGATTCAAACCTAACCCATTATACATATTTATAAATGGGATATGATGAAGCTCCGAAACACCCTTCAGACCATTAACTAAGTCAATCATCATATGCCCAAACCTACCACTCTCATCGTCTGCATAGCCTTCCCCAACTGTTCGCCATGTTGTAGATAGCAATACAATTTTCAAGTGCGGGAAAACTTTTTGTAATTCTCTTACAGCATGCCTTGCTGCGCCTAATACAGTTGTTTGGTCGAATTCATCTTGTTCGTTATCTAACTTCGGAACTACCGAATTAAAATCATTTGTACCATAGAAAATAGTAACAATATCAACTTTGTTAAAGTCAATACTCTTTAATGTTTGTAATTTCTCAGGATAATTATGATTTATATCAACGTTTTCATCCTGCCAACTAAAGTCATTGGTTATAATAGCATCAACAATACCTACCATACTAAAAGCATCATAACCTGAATCAAATACGCTCATTCTTGCTCCACTAAAACCAACATTATGGACAGTTGACCCTAATCGTTCAGAAATATATGTCGGATAATCATTAGGATAGCTGTATCCACCTGTAATACTGTCCCCGAAACATACAATAGTTTTATCTGCTAAATGAGTTTTTTCTCTTCTTGTTACTTCACCGTCAGAAACATAAACAGATTCATCAAACAAGTATTTTCCATACGGTAAATACGTACCAGGCAACTGTGACCCTTCAACAAGCATAACGTCATGTGTGTTGCGTTGACTGGAAAAGTGGAGTTTAATAAAAGTTGCATCAGACGGTGTAGTGAAAATATTCGTGCTTAAATCTTCGTTAGAAATAACACTGCTCAGTGAGGGGCTTGAGTAAGTTGCTAGTCTTAAGTTACTAACTGGACTGATAATATACGTTGTATTCGGCTTAACGTAAATATAATCTGTTGCATAATATCGGTCATCCTCAACGAAATCTCCACTTGAACTGTTAATATAGCCATTCAAAACAGCATTTTGGTTAAATAAGTTAGGTGACACATTTAAAAAACTGGCATGTCTTACATCAATTGAATTCGGCTTTAGTTGGACATCGTCACCAAAAACATATTGAAACGATTCATAAGGAGTAGAAATGCTACCCTCTTCAAATTGAAAAGATGATATATGTCGCCCATTGATCGCTAACTGTACAAACCTGGTTCCTGGAGGAGTAGTTATTGTCGTCCCTCCAGGAACTTGTTCAGCGCTGATAAAGTCTTTTCCTGAGTTATAATAACCAACAATGTTTGAATTGGAACCTGTACTAGATAATTGATATTCTGTACTTTCTTTAACTGATATAAAAGGGTGACAATCATAATGATTACTATTAGTCATGCTACCGTTATCCATATTAATAGTTGTCTGAGGGATAACTACATCTATATTAAATAAGTTTTTACCCGGCATTAAAAAAGTGGTGGTTATCGGCGATACCACTCCTTCTTCTAACTCTGATCCGCGTGCAATTACCCTCAAACGATCCCCTAAACTCTCTTCTTCTTCTCTTGCATCAACTATTTCCTCAGCGTTTATTCCATCAACAGGAGTGGTTATAATTTTACTAACTCTATCATCCAAGTAACTTAAATTATCATTAATTTCCTGCGATTTAATCTTGCCGCTTACCGGTTTGATCGCCATATCACATCCTCCTCCAATACAAAAAGGATTACTCGATGGAGTAATCCTTAAATTTAATAGTTACTTTGTTATTTTGTTGCTATACTTGCTTTAGAAAGCGAGGTGAAACTTAAATGGATAAATTTAAACTTTTTTCTATTGTTCCAGATTCAACAAAAGAAGAAGCTTTCAACCCTACATCAAACTTGATAGGACAAGCTTTTAGAGGAATTGCTCATAAGGTGCTTGATCCGCTTGTTCGCTACAACATCGTTAAAGACGAGGAAATGAAAGATTTTGCAGATAGAACCAGAAATAAAACGGATGCTATACCAAATGAAAATAGAGATGATTCCAAGCTTGGTCTGACGTATAAAGCTGTGGAAGATTCTTCTTATCAACTAAATGAAGAAGTATTAAGAGAAATGTTTTCAAATCTTATTGCCTCTACAGTTGATGACAGGAAGAACGGTCAGGTTAAACCTTTCTTTTCGTCAATACTTAAAGACATGTCACCTACAGATGCGTCGTTGTTTAAATTAATTTACAAAGAAAATAATTTAGCTATAGCGTCTGTAAGAATTGAAAACCAAAACACTTCAGAAGGGGTAAATGTAATTAAAAACGTCATCCTTTTAGATGATGCGGAAATTCAAGAACCCAGTTCATTGGATATGCTTCAACGGTTTGGGTTGATTGAAATTAATCCAGAACGATATTTAATTGCTCAAAAGTTCGTCGATCAATACAATCGTTTTGAAAAATCATCAACTTATAATTCGGTGAAAGAATCAATACCATTTCAATCCGATGACTTATTACTTGATTTTGTCAAATTATTAAAAGGAAACATTAAACTAACATCACTAGGAAAAGATTTTGCAAATATAATTATTTCTCAATAGTATTGATTCGATTCATTATTCTCTTTTCAATCTTTTCAATTTCCTTTGTAGCTATTTCGGCTGTTTTTCTCATAACTAGTAAGTTAATAAATACAGAGAGAACAACTGAAGTAGCTATTATTATAATTGCGTAAAGCAATAAATCCATTCATTTCCCTCCTTACATAAACTTGTGTAGCCATTTATAAGTAACTTTTGCATCCGGGTTTTCTCCCTCAAATAAAAATCCAACCTCTCCTGGCTGGATGAAGAAAAAATTATAATTGGATCCTTCTAAAATGTCCTGGCCGTCTTTAATCACGACAAATCGCTTTCCATCAATTACTAACTTACCATTAGTAATGCTAGGCAAAGTTAGTCTTTTGTCGTTCACCAAGTTAGTCACATTCGGATTAGTCACGGTGCCGCTTATTTCAATATTAAAGTCCGTATTTAATGGTGAATAATTATTTATACCGCTGTAGTGTTTAAAATATATCCAGTCAAACGATTGCGGATTATCATAAAAATCATCTTCTGTGACTTCGCCATAATAAATATCTTCTACTGGATCATATTCATTAGCTGTTGCGTATTTCATTGGATCGTTAGCCACTAGCGGCAAAACAAACCTACTAAACGGTCTAACCCTCTCCGGACTAAACTGACCGCTAACCTTAACCGTATAGAACTTATCCGGCTCATAATCATATACAATTTTAATTTCCCGTGGCTTTCCGAATGGATCAAATAAAAAAGCAACGAAGTCATTTAATCTCCGTTGCAGATCCATTCGATCCCTACTGTGTGTCGCAAGAGGAAATGAAAATGGTTTTTCCTTTATTTCCGTTCCAAAATCCCATAAACCCTCCATACCTGGGATGTGCATTGTTTTTTGTTCAAATACCGGGGTGGCAGGGTGATCATGACCTTCTTCTACATAAAGACCAAAATCTTCAAATCTGTATTTGTCGTCCATTGTTATCATTAATACACCACCCCATTTTTCCTTGCACCCATTTTATTCATGTTATCCAATTCCTTACTCATACCAGGTGCGGTTGCCCTGATAATCTCTCTTTCATCAATTTTTATAACAACATCCCTGCCTGCAAGGTTGTTAATTGCATTAGCTAGTTGTAAGTCACCTGATGTTCCGCTACTTGAGTTCAACCCACTCACAACCCGATCAGTTTCACCAGATCGACTAACCCCACTAGCATAGGCGGGCATACGATTAAGAGCACTAATAATCTTCTTCGACTCATCATGCGTAAACACTTCATAACCTGCTGGCCTGTCATACATGCCCATATTCAGCATTTCCCAACGATTACCAAGACGTCCTAATTCTTGTCCTTCTTCACCTGCTATAAATGAACCGCCGGGATGATTGTCTGTACCTTTTGCATAAAGTGGAGTAGCTTTTGCACCTGCAGCCACAGCTGCACCAACAGCCCCGATCGTTTTAATTTTTACGTTTTTTGTGACTTCTTTTCCCAGCGTTCTGTCTAGTGAACTAGAGGATGGATCTGTTTTAACGTTAACGTCTTTATCTACATCTTTTCCTAGTTCGTCCGTATAGACTTCCGCATCTGATTGCAGTCCTTGTATCTGTCCTTTTGCGGTTTCTAATTTTCCTATTTGATTATCAATTTCTCCAACTGCATTTCTATATTCTTCGGTGTTGCGTTCTGCTGCAGGAGTTTGTTCATTTAATTCCTGTTTTTGGCTTTGCAACTTTTCCAATTGGGTATCTAATAACGATATAGTTTCCCCGTCTTTAACCGCTTGTCTTGCCTTTTCTTCTGATATTCCTGCGTTTTTCAGGTAATTAGTTTGCAATTTATTGTAGATCATTTCAAGCTTGGATATTTCTTGATCAGTTTGATTTAAGTTTACTTCTTGTTGTGTTCTCTTTTCTTTTAACTTTATAAGTTGTTCTGCAAGCTCTTGATCACCTTCGCTAAGTGCCACTAATATGCCGCCATATAATTCCTTCTGCTCGTTAAGTGTTTCTATTTCCTCTTTACTCAGATCACCCGATGCTAATTTAAGGGTAATTTTTTCTTGTTCTGCTACCATTTCATCATAAAGAGCTTCCGCAGATTCTTCACTATAATTTAATAATAATTCATCAATTTCTTTTTCTCTTTCTTTATAATCGTTAATGATTCCTTGTTGTTCAGCTCTTTGCTCTAACAATATACTCTGGTTTTCGAGTGCTTTATAAAATTCATTGCTCATCTCGAGTTCAGCCATTTTTCTAATTTCTTCATTATACTTTTCTAATTCGGTAGTATTTCCTGCGACTTTATTACCTTGATCCGTAATTTTTTCGGTTGCACCGGGAAGCGCTTCGGTTAAATCTCCATTCAAACCTACCATTTCATTTAATTCATCATTTGACATACCAGATTTATCTTGTAGTCCATCCATTTCATTTTTGATAGCTTCTATCGTATCTGGATCAGTCGTGTCCTGTAATTCAGATTGTAGGTCAATATAACGTCCGAATTCATCAGATGTTAGCTTGGATTTCTCTCTAAGTTCATCAAATCGTTCTATCATTTCGCCTGTGGATTCATATTCTTCTTGTAAAGCATTTGCGGTTTCTAAAGATACTTCGTTTAATTCTTCCTTATCTTTAGATAGAGCATGGATTGTTACCCCTAATGCAGCGACCCCTGCAATAGCTAAACCAACGGGACCAGCAGATACACCCATTAAGCCAATACGTCCAAGTAATCCAGCGCCTCCCCTTTTCCCAAGCATTTTCGCTACACCGCCACCTGCTTTCAAAAAACCTCCTGCGGTTGTAGTCAGTCCTCCTAGTGCAATACTAGCAGGACCAATTGCGGCAACAAGTCCAATCATTTTTAAAATGGTTTGCTGTTGTTCCTCGTCCATTTCAGAGAAGGCTTGTGCACCATCTTCTATTTTTTGAATAAAAGGTTCAGCCGCATCGATTGCATCCATGACAGCAGGAATTAAAGCATCTCCTAACGTGATAGCCACATCTTTTATACGGTTCCACATGATTTTTAACTGTGATTCAGTAGTGCCATATCGTTCTTCAGCTTCTTCGGTTAATGCAATGTTTTCATCCCAAGCACCCGTTCCAATTTCAAGTGATTCTGTAAATACGTCACTTGCACCTGCTGCACGTAGCAAAGCATCACGCATTCTAACTTCCGTGATACCCATTTCATCAAGAACACCAATTGCGGTGTCACCATCTTCGGCCACATCGCCCAGACCTTCAATGAATTTAATCAATGCTCCTGATGCATCTTCTTCAAATGCAGTCTTGAAGTCATCAGCAGACATACCGGCAACATTGGCAAATTCCTCTAATTCATCTCCACCGCGTTCAGCCGCTAACTGCATATTGACCATAACTTTAGAAAATGCAGAACCGCCCGCTTCTGCTTCAATTCCCACAGAACTAAGTGCTCCGGCAAAGGCTAATGTCTGCGCTTCAGTTAAACCAATCTGATCACCGGCACCAGCTAAACGTAACCCCATTTCAACAATCTCTGATTCAGTTGTGGCTAGGTTATTACCAAGATCAACTACAGTAGACCCTAACTTATCAAAATCATCTTGACTCATGCCTGTAATGTTTGCCAGCCGTGCTAATGCAGTCGCTGCTTCTTCGCTGGACATGTTAGTTGCAACACCCAGGTCAATCATAGTGCGAGTAAAGCCCATAATTGATTCGTTCTGAATGCCAAGCTGACCTGCAGCTTCAGCGACTCCCGCTATTTCTGTTGCCGATGCAGGTAATTCTTTTGCCATTTCTCGGATACCACTTGAAAGGGAGTCAAACTCTTCTTCGGTCATGTCCACGGTCTTGCGAACACCGGCAAACGCACTTTCATAATCCATTGATGCTTTAAACATAGCTGTGCCACCGGCAACAATAGGAGCCGTAACTTTCATAGTGTAATCTCGACCGAATGAAGTCATGCCTCTACCGATCTCTTGCATCTTATCGCCGGTTTTCGTCATGCTTTCACCGATTTTCGTCCATGGACTTTCCTGTCTTTTTATTTCATCGTTAAGATTTCTTAACTGAGTTTCAGTTCTGTTCATGGCCGCTTCGGCATTATTATACTGAGAAGCTAAATTTTTTGTTTCAACAGCATCTTCACCTTTAACACGTACAGACTCTCTATAACGTCTGCGTAATTCTCTAAGCTGTTCTTTTTGTGTCTTTAATCGACGAGTAAGGACATCGGATTGCTGTCGCATACCCTTTAAACTATTCGTATATTCCCTGCCACCGGAACGTGCAGCATTCATTTCAGAGCGTAACCCACGTAGATCACGTCTGAAACCTTCCATGGATTTATTTGCTCCATCGTCTTCCCAAGATAATCTTGTTCTTAAAGTACCAATATCTTTGGCCACTTATCACCACCTGCCTTTTTTACCAAATATCACTAAGGTAAACTTCTTCTTGTTGCGGTTGATCTTCCGATTCGAATCCCATTAATTCATTAAAAAAGTGGACATCTAACTGATCTATTTCAGCTAGTGTCCACTTCGGGGCATAGGGATTTTTAGGAAACATCATATTTTTGTATAAACTTTTAAGGGAAGTGTACAGCCCTACAGCCGTCACTTCCCCTGCTCGTTTCCCTCTTCACCATTATTTTCTTCTTGTTTTGGCTTTCCAAAAACTGCTTCACGTAACTTGCTATAAACATATTCATCACTTGCACCATTATAAACCTGGTCCACTGTAAATTGACCGTTGAAAACTATATTAGCAAGGATACCCACCATCTCATCTTCTTCATCCAACTGTTCTTGCGGAGATGGCACATAGCCTTTGTTTTCCTTTGCTTTTTCTTCTGACTCCGACTCAATTTCAAGATATTTGCGTTTCGCTAGCATTGGTACGAGCGGGGTGGTAAATAACTTTTTTTCACCATCGATATATAACTCTATTTTCATGCTACCGGCACCCAATCTTGATCTACAACTTCGTCAAACCAACTTTCGATAATTTCCTTATTTTCTAGTTTTTCGCTACCATCCCATAGTTTGTATTTCTCCGCCTCGTCATGTAAGCGCGGCAAAGCTTCACCAGATAGGTTAGGTGTTTGATAAGCTGGTGTTTCCTGTTTGGTTTCTTTATTTTCCTCTGCAGGAGCCAACTTCACACGAAAGATCCAAAAATACTCATAACCACCGCGCGCACTTGCCGCACGTCCACCAATTGCGATATATGGAGGATCATCATTAGCACCATCAGTTATTCCACCATTATTATCCAGTTCTTTTCCTAAAACATCCGCTTCTACTTCCTCTTCTAGATAAGCTGTATTAACTGTTACAGCAATTGGACCTTTGGCAGCATCGGAAAATAACACTTTATCGTCAGCCCTTAAATTGCCACGGTTAATAGATGGTTGTAGGTTTATAGCCATTGCTGGTCCAAATGGTTTAACCTCGCCGTATTCTGTCTTTTTATCGTCTTCACTCTCAATAATTGCATAATGTAAATCTTTTAATCCCTTAATAGCCATTTATTTATTCCTCCCCTATATTTGGTTCATAATTAAACCGTATAATCTTTCGAAACATCTTCATATCTTCATCATAAGTTTCTGATTCAAACATCCGCGCGAATCCCACGGCTTTCATTCTTTTCTTCAATTGTTTAACCAAATCTAAAAAATTCCCTTTTGAAAATACATCAACTTGTAAAAAATGCTTTGTGATTAATTCTTCATCATCAGCGTTAATTCTTGGTGCTTGATTGTATTCCAAAAACACAATATAGGTATCTGCCGTGTTGTTATAATTAGCGAAGGAAACGGGTACGCCAAGTGGTTCCAATGTTTCTTTAATCAACTTATTTAAACTCACATACCCATCCCCTTTTTAAATACATTTACATACTCATTTAATATACTGTCTTTGCTATTTTCATAAACGATAGATACTAAAGGTAAGGGAGCGATGAATCTTTGTGCGCGAACGTTGTAATAGCCAAATTCATGCATATACAAATAAAACCCGGGTTGTTTTTTTCCACCCTGGGTTCCTACAAATAGTTCGTTATTGGCTGGATTTGTTCGAACAATAGCTTCTTGCGCTTCTCCACTACGTCTTGTAAGTCCATGTGAATATACTTCCGCAGTGATTTTATCTTTTAAAAGATCGCCACCTTTAATCAGTGCCTGATCTTTTAAATCATCTGTTAACCCTTCGATACGATCTATTTCATTTATTAATTCATCCAGTCCTTCAAATTCAAGTTCCATGATCATCAGCCTTTCGCTTACAGATCAATTCAATGAATTCACCTTTTTCATAGGTGCGATAAACCGTGTGATCTTTACCCTTGTATTCGATTTGTTCTTCGCCTTCGTATTCAATAGAACGAATTTCGAACATATAAGATAAGTCAACGCCGCTTTGTTTAGCCATATGAAATTCTTGTGAACGGACACTCAATTTATTAGCGAATATTAGCCTTGGTTCGCCTTCCACAACAGCGGGAAAACCGTCTTCATCTATACCTTCTACCAAGCTAACTAAATTGATTACGTCACTCCATGGCGCGCTCATTGTAATCACCCGCCATCGACAAATGTTGTTTCAATAAATCAAAAGACCGTTGAAAGCGTTCAGCGTTTGGACTATCAATACCAAAATTGGCTTTTACATAAATCTTTATTGCCCGAATAATTAGTGTATCCTTATTTGACTTAGCGACATCAGGAGATACACCCGCTTGAATTAATTCCATGCGGGCACTCTCGATTAATTCTTTTATGTCTGTGTCAAAGTGGTCATTACTAACCCGGGCAGACAATTTCACTTCTTGAAGCAAGGTTTCATCCATTTTTTTCATTCTTTTCTAATTCTGCTAACGCTTCTTCTTTTCCTTTGATCTTTTCACCATTCGGAAGCTCATACCAACCACCACCTGTATGCTTAATACTATCCTCCAGAGGCTGCTTACTTTTTTCTTCCAGAAATCCTTTTTCAATTAAAAAGGCGATCCTATCTGCATTTTCATTCTCGTAGGTATCGCCTCGTTCGTATACTTTCTTTGTAAATTTATCGCGAAATGATGATTTAACCGTATAGTCCATTAGAACTCCTCCTAATTTTTATTAAACTTCAGGAACTTCTTCCTCTGTACCTTTTTTAACTCGCAAGAAACCGTTAAATGCTGCGACGTTACCACCAGAGAATACGGAGCCGCGGTGAGCAACCATACCCTCTTTGAATTTAACATCATCAGAACGCTTTACATCCGTTGGAGAAAATACAGCCATCTCATAATTGGATAATGGACCGTAAGCCATTAGATAATCTCCCTCTGTAGCTGTAGCCAATGAGCCTGCTCCACTATTAATAACATAAGATACACCATCAATAGAACCTGTATTTCCATTATGCTTAATATCATATACTTTACGACCATCCGGATAGCGAACTTTTGAAAACTGGCGAAGATCATCTTTAGACAGAATTAATGTAAACTCATCTTCCACATCTTCATCTCCACCAAATGCATAGATGATGTTTTCCAAAGTATCCTCATTGATCTCAGAAACTTCCATATCCGTGTCTGGATTAATCGCTTTAGCTTCATCAGAAAAGATACCCACAAATTCATCTTGTGCCGGTCCGCGTCCGTTAAGGATCTCTTTTGTGATTTTCTTACGTAATGATTGCCGTACTGATTCAACAACACGCTGTCCGTAGTTAGCACGTGGCAGCTTCAATACTTCTTCTGTAATCTCATTATAGGCAGTGACTTTTGTTTTATTGATACGTGCATAACCAAACTCAATATCAATGTCAAAGTATGGTTCACCCTCTTTGGTATAATTACCTTCACCATGTTGAATATCGTAGGGTGTTTCGTATGATTCTCCGCCTTGTAACGGAACAACATTCACACGATCAATAAGCGTAGAAACCTGGTTGAATGTGCCTTTAATATTTGCGGAATCATGTTTTGGTAAAATCAAATCTCCGCTATCAACCGTTACTGCACGTTTTTCGAAAATGTCAGTACCGCGCTGTTCCCAGTCAATTTCCTCTGCATTGTCGCGTTTTTCAGTTCCTTCTCCGGCATTGAATGTTTCAATGGTACGTGCTTCTACTTCGCCGTTATTAAGTTGCTCCGTTTCCTTCAAGAGACGCTCGCGAGTTTGCAATTCTTCCAATTCCTCATTTAACTCACGAACTTCTTTTTCCAAGTCTTTAAAATTCAAGTCCTCGCTTCGTTTTTCATCCTGCAACAACTCGTTTATTTCTGCTTTCCTTTGCAAAATCTCTTTAATTCGATCCATAATTAATTCCTCCTATAAATTGTTTAGTACATAAATCCTTGCTTTTTCTTGTTCTCTATATTCTTCTAACCCTTCAACATGTTCTTTTATTGGATCGTATCCACGTGCACTCACTTCGCTATCCGGATATGCAGGAAAGGCCACGGCTGAAACCTCCAACAATTTGGCTTTTTTGACGGTTCGTAACGGCAAATCATCATCTGGTTCCTCGATTTCATGATCTTCCATCCGAAACCCAAAACTCATCCCGTCAATATCTCCACGTTTTATAGATTCATAGGTATCATCACCTAAGGTAGTTTTAGGTAAATCCAACTCAACCCTTAGACCAATATCATCTTCTGATAGGCGCAATGTATTGTTTTTTTTGCGACCTAACACTTTTGATACATCATGAGACCATAAAAAACGCTGATCATCTTTTCCAAGAGAATCAGCGAAGGAACCTCTTTTAAATTGTTCACGAAACTTACGGAAAAAGCCTAATACTTGTGATTTCTTTTCCCACTTAACAGCGTACCCGGTTAATGTGCGATTGCCATTATCATCTTCACGAATTTCAATCTTGTTCGTCGTCAGATCCCTGATCTCCAGTTTTTCCTTGTTCATCATCATCACCCCCTTCATCATCTTCTGTCTCCTTGCCAATAGGAACAGTATCCAGACGTCTCACCACTTCATCACCGCCCTCAATAGGTCCTAGATTAAATATGCGCCTTACTTCATTCGGTGTCATCATCGCTCGGTCAACAAACTGCACCAAGTTTAATTTAGTGCGCATGGATGCATATACAAGATTTAAACTTTCAAACACAATCTTGTTGCCGTGACCACGTTCCCGTTTCGAAAATATTTTCCTTGTATATTCTCCCGCTAGCTGTAGTGCAACGGGTTCGACAACTGATTCATAATAAGAATTCCACTCATTCTCATCATATCGACTTTGAACAATTCTGGAATTTGTATTAAAAAAATCATATATGCGTTGTGTTGTATTGTTTATTTGCTTGTCATCAGGAACATAGCTATTATTTTTAACTTGCTCTAAATCATAGCGTGGATCACTTGCAGCTGCCCCACCTTTCTTTTCAATATTTAGGTAGTTGTCCACGAATTCATCAACTTGCATTTGGATATCTTCTTTTTTAAGCACGCTTTTAAATTTCAAAATCCACTTGATCATCGCACTGCTTTTGATTGCTTTTTTCATACCTTGATCAATTGTGGAAACCACTTCCATTAATTCAATGAGTGCAGGTCCGGGGTGATCACCGAATAAATTATGATTATTAAAATCTTGCCGTAAATGTATAACATCTACATACGGAACAATCATTTGTTTTCCATCAATAAAACGGAATTTCAAATACATGTCACCAAATGGACCTTCCATCATGTCAACATTAGTTGCTGGCACTGGATATATCTCATATGGTTCAAATGTTTCGGGATCTCTTTTAATAATTGAAAAAGCATTGTTGTTTAGATCTAATTGAGTGGCCATCTTTTCACGAAACATTTGTCCAGTCATTAAAGGATTCGGCTCTTCAAGCAAAAATTTTATATTGCTATCCGGGTTGATTTTAAATACACTTTCATTATCCCTGATATGCTGCGCCATTAATTTTCCAATTGCTCTTGCTTTGGGGCGAATACAGGAGCGCACGATGTCACTTTTGTATATTTTCCCCTCGAAAGCATAAAAACCTTCTCCAGCATCTGTAATTAGTTTGTATTGTGTTGTCGTTTCCGGTTCAGTTAACTTTTTTCCAAACATCCAATCAAATAATCCCAATTTGTCACCTCCCTCAAATCATATTTTGATAATCTTCATGCTTTTGCTCTAATATGACATAGGCATTTAACATTGCAGCTGTACCATCAATTCTTTTTCTTTGAGACTTTCCTTTCGATGGTTGTATATTATCGTTTTTATCAATATCAACCGATGTGTTGGATAAGCACCACTTTGTTATTTGATGGTTATTATAATTAATTTTTTTATTTTCTAAGTCAGCACCCATGCTTTTCATAGGACCTGATAAAGTCTTTTTTCCTTGTATCACTGGAATCATTGCTTCTTGACCGAAGTGCGTCATCATCTCTTCAACAAAGTAAGTCGCTGACCAACTGTCATAACCAATCCACGGTAGATATAAATCATACTCATCCCGCAATTCTAAAAACCAATCAGTTACAAATTTATAATGGACTTTATTGCCTGGTGTTGTACGTAATAACCCTTGTTCTTTCCAAATATCATAAGGTACATTATCTTCTGCCGTTCGTTTTTCAAGTAAATCTTCCGGGAGCCAATACATATGTTTAAAGTAAAGTTCTTCGCTGCCTGGCAATTGAAATAAAACACATGCTGCAGTTAAATCCGTTGTACTGGATAAGTCACACCCACCAATCCCATAATTAGGTTTTAATTTTCTAATATCAAAAGTATCTTGATTATTCAGCTGTTCAAATGTAAGCCACGCTTCCGAAGATGTTTCCCTAATATTAAAATCCTTTGTCAGTAAGTTTTTCACCAACAAAGGATTTGCTTTTGCTTTATTTACTTTTCGTTCTAATTCGTCTGATTTTTTTATTGTTCCAAGCCCCGGATTGGCTTTTTTCCACATTTTCGGATTAGTCCATTCAGCACGATAATCAAGCTCGTAAACAATTGGCAATACGTGCTCATCTTTATAACCATTAGGGTCATCATACCCGTTAATGATTCTTTCAACTTCATCATATTTTATGTCAAATATACCTTCTCTTACAGTTCCGGCAGTAGTCGTGATCAATGACAAAGGTTGTGATCTAGCACTCATACCATCGACAATAACATCATATAAATTCTTATCTTCTATAGCATGAAGCTCGTCAATTAGACTGGCATGTAAGTTAAGCCCATCAAGTGTATTGGAATCACTGGATAAAGGTCTGAATGATCCATCGTTAAAGTCTGATAGTAATTCAGCAACCAGTGACCTAATACGCTTTCGTAAAACAGGCGACTTCTTAATCATTCGTTTTGCTTCAAGCCATATAATTTTTGCCTGGTCTTTTTTGGTTGCAGCACTTATTACTTCAGGACCGGGTTCGCCATCTGCCACTAACATATAAAGGCCGATTGCGGATCCCCATGCTGATTTCCCATTTTTTCTGGCAACAATTAAAATAAACTCGCGATACTTGCGAGTCTCTTCAGTCTTATGAATAAATCCAAACAATGCAGCAGTCATGGCCTTTTGCCATAATTCTAATATAAAAGGTTTCCCGCCCATTTCCCCTTTTGAATGCTTCGTGAACTTTTCCACGAACTCAATAGCATGGTTTGCTCTTTCAGGAGAATATTCATATACAGAATCTTTATCATGGATATCGTCAACTAACTTCTTATAGATCCTTCTTACTTTACTACCAACAACCACTTCGCCGGATTCAATTTTATTCCAGTAATCAATAATAGGGTTGTAAGACAGTGGGTATTTTTTCATCTTCTACCCACGAACGAATCAAAGCCATCATCTTCCTCAATTGCAACTTCTTTCGGCAGGAGGTTAAACAGCTTGTCGTAGGCAGCAGTATACCGGTTAATCATAGTATTATAAGATTTCTGTGATGGATTCTCTATATACATTTTTTGAGATCCTTGCTCGAATTTATACGTGGGCCCTTTAAGCTTTATATCATCTTCCAGTATCTGAAGCGTAACAGTCATAAAAGCGACACGTTCTATTAATCTCTTTGCAACTTTTTGCTTTTCGTCGGAAATGTCCTCAAATATCGCTTCCAATTTTTCAATTTCTGCAGCTATAAATTCATTTTGTTTTTTCCTGCTTAACTTCGCCATTTTGTTTAACCCCCCCTTATGTGAAAATGACCTGCGTATTACGCGAAGCTATGCGCTCGCTTACTGGTACCCCCTAAAAATACCCATACCAAGGGGGCATGCGTTCTGTTTTATTTTTTTACAAATTAATTTTCATCAATCTGTTTTTATCAGATTTCCATTTGCATCAAATCCAAATCCTTTTCGAACAGGAAAATGAGTTGTTTTATGTTCCCGATTGTGGCAATCATGACAGAGCAACTCAAGGTTCGCTTCATTCAATGTGATGAACGGATCATTTACATTCTCTTTTGTAATGTGAACTTTATGATGGACAATGTCACCTGGTGCAGCACACCGTTCGCACACACCGTATTGACTATGGTAGTAAGACTGTCTTAACTTTCGCCAGGCTGAAGTATGATAGATTTCATCGCCAATTCTTTTGGATGAATAACTCATAGATCTGCACGACCAAAGTTGATTAGATTATTCTTTAGCAAACTCATTCGACTGTTGATCTCCTGTTGCATCTCCCGTCGCTTACCTGCAGTGTGTTGTCCTATGATGGTATCCTTCTTACGCTGTGTCTTCCTTACCCGTGCATCCGTAACAAAGGAAGTGTAGTGATAATAACAATGCTCACACTTGAAGAAAGTCTCCTGTATTTTGTTTGGATGGTATCTTTGTTTAAAGACCACATCAGTTATATAACCACACTGATCACATAATGCTGTTAATGGTTTGGTCATGATTGATCACCACCCAATGGGTTGTGGCCAATGCTTATTATGTTAGGTCTGTTTGATGATGTATCTACATACTTAATATCAATCATAGGACTTGGAATAGCCTGATATGTTTGTGTGGCCCAAGCAAAGCCAATGTGCACCTTTCCAGTGATCTCTTCACCTTTGTAATAAACCTTTGGCACACTGTCTATTGTTTCTAATTCAATAGCTAGTAATGGTTTGGTCATGATTCCCACCCACAATCTAAGCATTCTCTTTTAACGCTATAGATTACATCATCAAGTGTTTTTAGTTCAGTACTTTCATAATCCGTACTACCACACTTAGGACACGTCGAGTACATTTCATCAAAAACAACCATATTAGTACGAACACCTTCCAACTCTTTCAATGCAGCAGTAGCCTTCTTTGCTTCACGTTGGATTGATTTGAGTCCTTTTAATGCATCGGAACAATCGATGTTTGCTATAATATCCAACTTATTTTTATTGTTTTGTGATATTGTTTTTCTATTTATAACACCTTCACCAGATTTAGTTACCATTGGCATGACTGGTCCATCACAAACAAAACATGAATACCCGTCAACAAATTTAAATTGTCGTTCCGTAAACACCTCTCTAAAATTACACACCATACATTGAAGTGTTGTTACTTTACCTTCGCACGACTTATTGTCTGCCATGATTAATCCACTCCTTTAAATTTATGTGTTAAAAAAGACACCTACAATTAAGTAAGTGTCTCATGTTATTTCGTATCCTGATTGTTCATCATCATTTACTTTTCGTAACAATAATTCAAACGCTCTTTCAGTCATATTGTTCGGTATAAATTTATCGGTGACTAAATGGAAAGGTTGTAAATGTTCTTCTAACACTTTCAGCCCTGCCTCACGATTCAATACTGTACCTATTACGTTATTTAAATAATCTTCTTCAGTCATATTTATGTGTGTAGGACAATCGACAATAGTGCTGAACCGACAATACAAACCATTTGGTTGCTTTGCAATAAATCCAGCCAATCACACCATCTCCTTTTATGTATAAAAAAGACCGCTTATTCAGCAGCCTTCTCTGTTTGTTCTATTTGTTTATCCTTACCTTCCAGTTGTTCTGCAATCCTTCTTAGATATTCGAGTATCATATAAAGCGCTATAAAGAAAATACCGATACTTACGCAAACTAACAAGGTAGTGAACCCTGTAGCTATAGCACTATCCTTTTCTTCTTTAGCCATTAGGTATTCTTGCTGTACAAGTATATCTTCAGTGTATATTTCTTTATCTTCTTCTAATTCGCTTAATGCTTGATCGTCAAAGCTGTTCCAAAAATAAAGAGCACTGACAATCCCAATTATTATAAATACAATACCCACAAATCTAAAGCTTTCATTAGTCATCCCCATCCCATCCAACCCCCTATAACTATGTATAGGACTAATTATGATGGACTTGTATAATTTATGCAATATGAATTAGGCGAAAAGACACCCATAAATGAGTGTCTTGATAAATTTCTTATACTACTATAATAACTTACAATACAAACCATACTCCGCTTTTATTCTGCCATTTGTCTGCCATCTAATATTTATCCCTTACTAAATCAAAATATCTATTACTTAAATCCTTCCTATGGCGCCTTATTAATTTATCCATAGCTTCCACTGATTTATTTAGTGTTAATAAACCATCAATAAATTTATTTTTCTCTTTTTCCTTTAAAATATTGTTTCCCCAATCATCAAGTGACACATACTCCCAATTCAGCTCAAAAAATAGATCCAATGAAATCTTTATTGAGTGTACAGCGTTATAAGTTTCTGCATCAGTATTACTTGCTTCTTGCATAATTAATTCTAAGTCCTTATAAACCTTAATTTTATTAAAAAAAATAATTGTTTGGTCCCCAGACTTTTCAATTTTCATCTGATTTAATAAATCCTCTATCATTGCAAGAACCATATCTATTCTTCTAAACTTTTTAGGTACTTCATCAAGAAAGTTCCGTTCTTCTTGTGAAGTTAAAGTCAATCGAACCCCGATAAGAGTTAAAGCGCCTCCTATTATTGATCCCAAAAAACCACCAAAGAAACCAATCCAATCATTATTTTGAGCAACAGAAAATCTTGGAATATCTAAAAGAATTATTCCGTTAAATATAACCGGCGGAACAATTATTAATCCCGCAAAAAGATAGATCCATCTTAAGTTTCTTTTATACCAGTTCTTAAGATCATTAAAATGACTATTCCTACTCATAATATATCTCCTTATCAATTACCCATATCTTATAGAGTGTTAAACTAGCCGAAAGGCTAAACCCCTTGATACTAGTCATTCTATCACATCCCAAGAAAATGAGTTACACATTAACTTTTTGAGGATAACCAATAAGAATAAAGGACAAATTAAAAGCCCCTCCATCGAATGGATGAGCTTATATCTTGAAATCCTTCATTGCTTTATTCATTGCATCTTGATCAATCCCTATATATCGTAAGGTAAATGCCGGATCTGAATGATTAAGTATCTTTTGAAGCAAGGCTACATCACCTGTTTGTTTATACATATGATATCCGAATGTTTTTCTTAACGTATGTGTACCTATATCAATTAAGCCAAAGTGATTTGCAGCATTACGTAGTATCTTATATGCCATGCCCCTACCAATAGGCTTATTTATCCCTTCTCTGCTTTTAAATAGGTGCTCATGATCTTCTTTGCCAATAATATATTCTTTAAATTCTCTTTGTAACTGAGGTGTCATGTCTAGGAACTTATCTTTCTTAGTTTTTACTTCGGTTATTTTGAAATATGACCTTTTAGCGTCAGATACACGTAATGGAAGGATATCTGAAATTCGTAATCCGGAATTAATGCCTGTAACAAACAACATGTAATTCCTTTCATTCTGCTCTTTTAAATAACGTTTTATTTCCCTAATCACTTCCGGATCCCTAATTGGCTGTACAAAGTTCAAGCCGGCTCGCCTCCTTCCTCATATATTTCAATACGAAGAATAAAAGCAAGTTTATAAAAGGCTCTGGCCTTAATGCGATAATATTTTCTTTCGCTATATCCCAACTCATTATAAACCTCATAATCATAGACTTCATCTTCAATTAAATAACGGTTAATAATTACAGCACGTTCCTGATAGGCTAATCGATTAACAGCCTTTCGGATCCAAGCAATGTATTTATTTCGTCTTTCTTCTTGATCTATTTTATTTACTGCAGCTTCTTCTGTACTGGAATGGAATTGGTTATTAGGTGCTGAGGGAACGAGTTTCAGTGTTGATGTAATTTTGGGTTCATTTTCTTCCGGATCCATCAATAAGTACATTTTGTATTTTTCTAAAGCTGATTCAACTGCTACTTTTGTTTCTGTACGATTGATTGCAGGTAATTTAAATGAAATTTGCATAAACCTACACCCTTTCCTTTTTATTTATCCGTTCATACTCCTTAAAAAGGCTCTTTAAATAATCACTTCTTTTTATCTTTTTAATTGATCCAGTACGTTTATCCTTCCTGTATTTACTGACCTTCCACTTGTACATCACTTTCCCTCCCGTATATAAAAAAGGACAGCAAAGAGACACTTTATAATGTCCCTACTGCTGTCCTCGGTTGTTCCGATAGACTATTTATTTCGTTTTATTATCGAAATGTGCATTAATCATCTGTTTTTTCAAAACGTTTAACAAAGACCTCTGCAAGTATCGCGAACCTTCTACCTTCCTGTTCACAATGCACTAAACCATCATCTTCCGCTATAACAAATAATTGTTTGCCATTTTCTTTTTTAATATACCGTCCGGGCCTTAATGGATATTCCACTGTTTTCACTCCTTCGCAATTTAATCGTACTGCGAACAATTACTTAAAGGCTTTTATTAATTCGAAGTTGCGTGCAATTCTTTGAGATTCTATTTCTGTTAACACAAACTTTCGTTTATTAACGTGATCAATGATCCATACTTTTCCGCTTTCCCAATCTAACGTAGTTGTGTAAGGAGTTGCCTCATATGCCTTTATATCATTAGATTCTTTCAAAGTTTTCACTCCTTCGCATTTTGTGTCTACTTCACCGTATAACTCACTTTCTCAGCATGTATCTTCCCATCCTGCCATGTAATCACATGTTCTCCAAATCCACTATCAGGCTTTGTCATTTTCTTTAGTTCCCCTTTTTTAATTACCAGCACAGCATCTTCATCCAAACTAATTTCTGTTGTTCTATTCATTGTTGGCATCCTCCTTCATTAGTTGTTGATTGAGATTCCATAAAGAATCATGAAGCGATCCGTTTTCTTCTTTCAGCACTTTTATTTTACTTTCCTGTTGCTCCAGTTTTTCTGTTAGTTTATTATTCTCTTTAATATTTACGGTTGCTATGACGGATAGCAAAATGATTACTGCTATGATAATAGAGTTCAAAATAAATTTCTTCATTACAGACACCTCAATATCCAGTATTCTGTCGTTCATGATTGATCTTATTTTTATCCATGTAAGCTTGTTCTATTTGCTCCCAGGTGAAACCTAGCATTTCGCCCAGACCAATAAAATAGGCAATTAAGTTTTCGTAGGATTCAATGCCAACATCACCACTTACCCTTTTTAAAAATTGAATGTTATACGCTTTACCTTGTAATTCGATGAATTGATTAACGGTTATTTTTTCTTGAACAACCCAAACCTCTGCGTCTGCATAGTTTAGTTCCAACCCAATACTCAATATAAAATGCAGACAGTCTACATATTCTTCTAGGAGTGGATTCTTTACTATTTCACCATCTTCACAGTAAGGGCAATCTTCCCATTCCATAGTTTCATCATCGTAAAATTCATTTCCGGTTCCACTGCAATGAAGACAAATTCCTGTGCTCACTTCTGTTCGCGGCTCTTTATCCGCACTCCAAAACTTAAACCAGCGCCATTCATTAGCCAATTCACCCAACTCAACCTGCAACGCTAATATCTTTTCCGCCAGCAAATCCTGCCCTTGTAATACATGTTCTTCAACAATTCTTTTGTCTAGTTGTTCTTGTATGGAAAATAACTTTGATAAATTCATTTGGCACCACTCCCATTCAAAATATCATCGATTAATTCCAACTTCTCATTCGCTTTGTCTATTTCACGGTTGTTCATGTGTTCCTGTACTTCTCCGATCAAGACCAAGGCATATTCATAAGTCATTGTTCAACCTCCTTGAGTGCTTGAATAGCTGCTAATGCTTCATTTATGTTGTAATTGACGTAAAAATCACGATTATTAACGTAACCTTTAATCGCTCTTAGCAAAGATTGTTGCACACTTTCCAAAGCCTGTTTGTAGCGATAGTTTGTATTTTCTAATTCAGCAAGTAAGCCTATGTTATCCGCCTTCTGGCAATAATCTTTTATTTGTTTATTTTCCTTTTGCAACCGCTCAACTTCCGTTCTTAACTTCCCAAACTGACTACCTAATGTGGCTGCTCCGCCATAGTCCATGTTAGTGGTTTCAATGACTTTCTTAACTGGAATCCACGCTTTATGAAAATCTTCTTCTAACCATTGGTTAATCACCCTCGTACCTCCTAAGCAATGTGCGCTGCCGTTGTATTTTCTTCCGTAATTTACGATTATCTGATTCAAGCATTTTGTTATGGTTCAATGTTATTTTAATTGGTTTTTCAACTTTCGAGATACTGACTGTTTTCTGATTTTCTAAAATGTATTCTAAATACTGAAGCGCTTGTTTTGGTTTCATCCGTTACCACCCTTTGGAACAAGTAATAACTCACCTTTTGAGAAGGCTTTTTCTTCAGTCTGCGTATTCATTCCCCATGCTCCCTCTTATGTTTAGCGATTCTTGCATCTGCATATTCCCTGCCTGTCCAATGAGTTAATTCTTCTAAATAGAACGGTGTTTCACAACGTGGGCAATTCGGTAACATCTTTTTACCCCTGTAATCCTTTTCTAATTTCCTGATCACTTTCAGCCATGGTTTATAATTAGAAAGCTCTTTTGCTTGTTCACTCATACGAATTAACTTTTTATTGTCCCTTTTCATTTTATATGCAAAATCCATTAGAGCATCGAACGGATCAACTAATGCTCCGCACTGTTCACAGTAAACTTGCCTGTTTTCGTGGTTTAATATACGCCTAGCGTTTTGGCATTTACACACTTTACCGGCATTACGGTCGATTCGCAGATCCATTAGTTGAATCAACTCGCCTTTTTCAGGAATATCACTCATCTCAAATCCCCTTATAATTCGCACTTATATCAAAAAAAACTTAATTGTTCACTAGTCTTCTTACTTAGCAAATAATCTGTGCTAACACCGAAAAAATGAGCAAGCTTTCGAAGTGTTACAATATCAACTATGTCGCCATCTTCCCACGCTGCTATACACCAGTGCCACCACCCAATATGATCGCTTAATTGTTTAACTGTTAATCCTTTTGCTTTACGCAACTGCTTTATTTTTCCTCCAAAAATCTTAGGGTCATCATAATATACCGTTATATATTCACCTATATCAGGATCTTTACAATAAACCCAAGATTCTTTCATACCATCACTCCTTCGCTTTTTGCGTCATTCACTCAACATCTTTTCTCCTAATAAATCACAAATAAATTCATAGCACCTGCCCAAATCACTAAAGCATTCATGGATATCAATGGTGCTTACCTCATATAAGCCAAAGACATTAAAGCGCACTTCAGCATCTTCTACTGCTGCTGAATCTCCTTTATTTAACTGCATGAGCTTCTGATATACCGGGTCATTATTATTGCCAAGGTAATCATAGATTGTATTTTGTTCCATGGAATCACACCTACCATTCTGTAGAAGTCGCAATGAATGGCTGACCGGCCCAACGATCTTCTACAATGTTTTTGATTGCCACTTTACTTTCCATGCTTTCATCCGCCCAAACCCTTTTATCCAAAGGAACAACGGTAATTTCATCCGGAAAAGCTTCTTCTTCATCCATTCCGGTAAACCACAAATAAAAAACTTTAGCCTGTTCTTCAGTCTTTGCAGCAACTGCATCATATTCATTCATTTGGAAAATCTGTACTTCACCCATATTTCATTTCCTCCTTGTCTTTTAAGCCGACTTTTCCAGCTTCTTTTTGTATTCCAGCAACAATTGATTCATTCTTCTTTTGTTATTTGGTTTACAGTAAAAATTCAATTCCTTGCTGTCGTGTTCAAACGTCAAAACCTCTTTTTCAAATACCAGAAATTCGATCAGCAGAGATAATGACTCATGACTACCTGTAATGGATTCCTCATACAATTCACGTAATATCAATGCCTCATCTCCAAATCTAGAAACAGGTTAAATTCTTTCATAAATGCCAGTTCTACCGTTCCAACCGGTCCATTTCGTTGCTTGGCAATAATCACTTCGATGATGTTCTGCTTTTCAGATTCCGCATCGTAATAATCATCCCGGTATAAAAATTCGATCACGTCTGCATCCTGTTCAACGCTTCCGGAATCACGTATATCCGACATCATTGGCCGTTTATCCTGTCTGCTCTCAACACCTCTTGATAGTTGTGATAAAAGGTATACAGGTACTTGTTCATCCCGTGCTAATTCTTTTAAACTCCGGGTAATCTCACCAACCTCAATCGTTTTGTTCTCAAAGCGTTTACTGGAACGCATTAATTGCAAGTAATCAATTTGAACAAGCATTGGTGTGTCAGGGGACTGTCTTCTAAGTTGTTTAACCTTTGAGCGTATGTATTCGACTGTTTGCCCCGACTTGTCATAGATGTGCATGTTCATATTGCTCAGTTCGCCTAAAGCAGTATTAAATTTGCTCCAATCCTTGCTATCAAAAAACTGTTTAGGATTTCTCATTTTATAACCATCAATCCTGCCAATTGTTGCAAGCATTCGTTTGTTTAGCGATTGCTCACCCATTTCCAAGGAAAACATTGCAGTTATCCCACCAGCTGCACAATGATGAATAGCATGATTTAACATTTTGGCTGTTTTTCCAACGGATGGTCTTGCAGCTGAAATGATTAAATCCCCGTTTTGGAAGCCATTTAAGAAATTGTTTAAATCCCTAAATCCAGTATCTAAACCACTTAGCCCTTTTTCCTGCTGTTCAATGTCCTGGTAAAGATTTTGCAACGAGGCTGCATGATCATAGTCCGGATCATTATTTACCAGTTCTAACTCCGCAAATTCGTTCATAGCATGAGATAGGTCGTCCAAACTATGAATCTCTTTTTCCTGTATCTTCTTTGCTTCCCTGAGTTTCCAAGCATCATAGATATATTTTTCATAGGTTTTAAAAGGTTCCAGGCTGGCAATGCTTTTAATCAGTTGGGCTAAATATGGCTTACCACCTACACTCAACAAGTCAGCCTGATCCATCGTTGTAATCACTGTTACAAGATCTATTGGCTCATTATTTTGTTCAATTTTCCGTAATGTTTTGAACAAAATTTGGTTCGACCTATCGAAAAAATACTTTTCTTGCAAAGTAGTTTCTTTGATGAGTTCACCTTTGTTTAGTATGCAACCAAGCAAAGCTTGTTCAGCTTCCAGGTTTATAACCAATGGCCTCACCCTTCCACTTCTCTAATTTCTTTAAAAAATCACTTGTATGAGCTTCCTTTTTCACTTCCCGCAAGTCAGATAAGCTTGGTGGAAATTTATTCTCGAGCGCATAACTTTTAGCATTCCTCATTACCGTTGCTGGATCCTGATCTTTCAGCAACATGGACCATGTATTGATCTTCCTCTGATCAAAATCAAAAGCTGGATAAGCATCGCTAAGAAGTTGTAGTATTTCATAGACTTTTTCACGATTCATGACAGATCAAAGTCCTCCTTGCTTTTAGACTTACTTTTTGCCTTGGATCCCAAATTAGGGGTACTGTTGGCAAAGTTGCTTAAAGGCTCTGCCTCGTCAATGAACTTGCGAACGTCCTTGTCCCGCATAAGATCTGCTAACGGGTACTTATGTGTAAACCAGTGATTCTTGCTGAAATATACTTCAGCATAGTTATCAATCACTTGTATTAACTGCTCATAGGAATAATCTCTTAATCTAGCATTTATCGCCGATCTGATAGGATTGGTTATTTTATTATGTTTAATAATATTTTTAGATACATAGTGATCGAACAGATCACGGACAGTATATTCTTCTTCTTCTTCTTCTTTTTCTTTATATTGTGGGCTTGTCGTGCACGTTTCGTGCCACGTATCGTATAAATCCTTTATACTTTGGTTCTGAACGTTCGCCCCAACATACGGTATCAGTGCCTTGTCCTTTACCTCTTCAAGCTCTGATCTGACACAATCTAACATCGGCTTACCACCACGGTTTAAGTTATATTTTCCCCAGTTTTTAATTGCAAGCTCACGTGTATCTTGATTATAAGTCACCAATTCATGATGATTAATAAATCTATCTAACAGTGAATTAATGCTTTCCAAGGAATAACCAATATCAAATGCCATTTGCTTTTTTGTAATCTGGTATATCCCTATCTGTTTCGTGTTGGAATTAGTGAGTAAATAAAGGAAAAAGAATTTATCTTCTGGTGTCATTTCTTCCACTACTTTTGGATCGTCCCAGAACTCCGTGTGTACCATTCTAAATTTAGCCATTTTCGTCCTCCCCAGTACTGTTTATTCTTTCGCATATAGCAAATCCGTTTTCGATTCGATTTACTGTGTAATGGGGATAACGCTGTATATATTGAATTGTATTAGTTAATACTTCCTGATCAGTCTCAACATGTTCAAATACCCATTGAGGAAGTAAAACTTTATAAGGTACAAGCATCGTTATCCCCTTTCGTATGATTGTTGTTTCAATGATTTCATGGTATAATTAATGTAAGAAAATAACGTGCTAAGTATTGCTTTGGTCGGCTACTTAGCGCTTTTTTTGTCTTCAAATTTAGTTACTTCTTCATCGACAATATCTAAAACATGTTTTGCGCACTCATCTCCACGTGCTACATAAGCTTGTAACGCTCCAAAAACAATTACTGAAATAATTCTTTGCTCAATCTCTGATAATTCTTTTGTGCGATAATAGAGTAAGTTTGCCTCTTCAAAGTTCATTTGGATACCCTCCCTTAACAATTGATCAATGCCCAATATAAAAAAGCTAATGTTGCTGCAAAAGAAATCAAATAAGTCCATTTGGATTTCACAATTCTTTCAATCAAAAAACCCCTCCTAAAATATTGTTGCAATTACATTCGTTGCTACATCCAATATGTTTTGCATAACATTCAGTCCATCCACTCCGCATAAGAATGCAACCATAACTTCCTGTGTTTGTGTATTTTGCGTCCATGACTGGAGTATTGATATGCTTGGTTCTTTTGTGCCGTTTTCGTACTTCGATACGTCTGATTGGTTGATGTGTAATAAATGTGCTAATTCTTCCTGACTTAATCTAGCCCGAGCCCGGCACGCTTTTAATATCGCACCGTAATCCACTGATCTACCCTCCTTCCAAGTTCCGAGGTTGTCCACCTAAAAAAGGAGAATGGCTTAAACTTAACCAAGCCTATTCAAATACATATCTTTTGCTTTATCTGGATCAAAGTATGGTTCAAATGCCTTTCTAAAACATTCATCAATCGGCATATCACCAAAAGTTTCCTTGCCCAGCTTTAAGTGACTTTTTCTTTTTTTGTTTGTCTTTTTATCTTTACTGGACATAAAATCACCTCTCCCCATACCCTATGCAACCAGGACAGATGGACTGCCCTATAAATTTAAACTCTCTACATTCCAAATTGGAATACTTCTCCAATAAAGGAACGATTATAATTTAAAGTAAGAAAAACAATTTCAACTAAATGCAATCAATAAATTTTAAGAAATCGAGTAGATCTTGAGCCGCATCATCTTTTGTGTATTGTTTATCTTCCTTAAGGTTCAAAGCAATCTGTAAAATACCGGTCGAGATTTCCGACCTTTTAAGCAGTTCATTGATGTCCAGTTAGATCACCTCCTTCTTGGAATCACTTTGTTCACTTTTGCAAGCATGTTCGATAAAAAAAATATCATTGAAACTTACTTGTAAAAGATCAACAGTTTTTTTCGCAACTAAAGGCCCGGGATTCCTTGTTCCATTAGCTATCTGATTAGCATATGGTTCAGAAATATTAATAGCCCTACCATAACTACGTTGCGTAAAACCATGCATTAACAACAAGGTTTTAAATTCATCAACATTTATTAATTTAATTTTCATTGTGATCACCCTCCTTGCTTGCATTTGTAATCTTGCTGTTGTGATCATAATAACTTAATTACATTACAATTGCAAGCACTTTTGTTGTTTTTTTCTTTTAATTATTAAAATATCTATTAGAATGGAGTAAGGGTGATTGCAAATGAAAGCAGAAAACTTTGGTGAATATATAAAAGAACAGCGACTTTCTAAAAATTTAACCATTAGACAGCTTGAACTTTACTCAGGAGTATCAAATTCATACTTATCCCAATTAGAAAATGGCAAGAGAGGTATTCCTTCTCCAGCTATAATAAAAAAGTTAGCAGCTGGACTTAAAATACCTAACCAAAAGTTATTAAAGCAAGCCGGTTACGTTGAATTATTAAATATCGAAGAGGACAAATACAACCCTCTCGAGGAAATTAATGAACTTCTTAAAAAATACGACATAGATCAATCCGGATTCTTTGATATTGAAAAATGGAAAGCGATGGGACCGGATGAAATTAAAGAGCTGGAAAGTTATTTTGAATACATTACGAGTAAGGCGAAGAAGAAGGAACAACAAAATGATTAGCATATCAGTATTTGGTATGCTTTTTGTTTGAATTGTGTATAGGTAAATTTACTTATTTATTAACACCATTAAAAACTTTCAGGAGGACTTATTTTGAGTATTGGATATATGGATTTAGAAGATCATCAACACGATAACCTTTTCTATGTACTTGATAAGGCAAACAGCAAGCAAATGTCAATATTGAAGGAAGAATTCAACGTAAAATTAGGCAAGACTTTAGAAGAAAAAAGAGATCAAATTATTCATTACGTAATGTCTGATACTGTAAATTTCAACTTTTTCACTCGTTGGCTTTCGCAAGTATATTTAAATCTAAATAACACAATCTATATTTTCGAACCTGAGCACAAGTCTCTTTTCAAAAAATACAATTATAAATATGTTAGTGCAATTCTTAATGATATTTTATGTCCAGTGTATGAAATACACGCGAATTCTATTATAGATATACAAGTAATTGACTATCAATATATAAATTTAAATAATCAAATGATTATTAGCCTAGCTGCTCCTTCTTTAGTTATGGATAATTCGAAAGAAAACCCAACGACTTTTAAAGATGTTTATTTTGGGTATATTATTATTGACTATAATAAAGAGCATATTACTCTATCACTGTATCCTCAGCCACATGTTTATTCGATAAATAATATTGAAACATCTAACAGAGATTTAGATAAAGTAGCCAATAACTTCATTAACTTTTTCAAGAAAAACATCTGGGCCTTTAACTCTACCCCACCTGAATGGATTGTTTTTGCAATGTCTGATATTGTTGATGAATACTTTAATCATAATAATCCTTTAATAGATAAAAAACTTGATGAGTTTAAAGAAAACCATATAACAGGTATACTAGATATATTAGAAGAGGCAGAAAAATCCATTGATGAATCGAATAAATTAAGATTAAGTTATGCGATTGGAAATGCCTTTGAATCAGAACTTATTGAAATTTATAAAACTCAACCTAATAAAAGTAAATTTGAAATCTTCTTACACGAAGCAGACAAGGGGATAGTTAGTTTCAAAGCAAACTCTAAAGGTAAACCATTAACCTATGCCGATTCAAGAAATGTGGTTAAAATGATGATGGAAAGTTCATATATCTCATCACTTGGAATAACATATAGTGAAGATGAGCATAATTATCCATATAAGATCACTAAATTAAGTACATGTTTTTGTCTTAAAAGGGCTACTACAGCTTACACCCCAAAGGAGATTGTTGATAATGTTTTATATAACCTTAATGAATATAAAACAAGAAAAGAAACTGAAAATGACTCAAGCACAGATCAAGAGTCTAGATGAAATTCTAACAATGTTGCGCGCCGAAGAGAATGTCTCGCCGCACTTCATTGCACATAAGACCCGATTACCACTTGATGTTATTATTTTAATTTTAAATCAAATGACGGATCGATCAATTCTTCATCTTAATTTTATAATTAAATGTTCTAATGACGATCCCGATTTAATCCATGGCTTTGAATTTAATACTAATACTGAATTAATTAACTTTGTTCGAAAGAATAATCTAACTTGTACACATTGTAACTCCAATCTAAACGCAACAGATATAAGAGTTTCATACTACAAAAAAGACACTTCAAAATTCGGTGAATTGTATGAGTGATTCTATAAGCTACAACCAATTTATTAATAATGCTGATGATAATTTTGTTTGGCAGGAAATTAAATCTGAAGAAGACAAGAAAATGCTAAATGAGAAATTAGAACTGAGTAAACAGCATTTGATAACTGGAACAAAAAGACAAAAAGGTGATTCTTTTGAAGATCTAATGAAATTTATTTATGAACGTTTTACTTGTGTAAATTCTATTAGTAATCAATACAAAGGTGATAATCAAATAGATCATATCATTGAATTTTTAGATCAAATGACACCAACCTTTATACATTGGAATATTGGTCCGGTCCTTGTTGGCGAAAGCAAAAATCAAAATAAATCTATAGGCAGTAGAGATGTAGCTGATTTGGCAGAACTCTTAAGATCTAAAAATTCAAATTTAGGTATTTTCACATCTGCTTTACCTTTTAGTAAAGGAAAAACAATGTGGAAATATGCTGAAGGAAAAAGAAGAAAAATTGCTTTATCTAACAAAAAATATATTATAGGTTTTACCATTGATGAGTTATCAACATTATTAGACGGTAAAAACTTTTACACAATGATTCAACAAAAATACAAAGCTTTAGTAGATGATATAAATGATGATCTAACTAATGAAGGTTGTAATATCCCCTATCAGGATCAACTACATAACTCACTGTACCAATTAAAATCGTTAGAAATTATAACGAATGAAATCTATGAATCTGGTAAAGAAACAATTATTAAGGAATATGGTGAACTAACTAATGAAATCTAATTAGATATATAACGAGCATAAAATATCGTTAACCATTCTCTTTTACATAAGCTGCACTACAATTTGCTAACTAGTGTAAAGAATATGTAGTAAAATATTCCACAGGACTAAAGGTGTACTTTTCATAGTACACCTATTATAATAGACCCATAAAGAACATACGTTTGTTATGGGTGGTGAATTTCATTTATACAACAACAGCATTAGAAGATTGGGTTACACTTAGATATTCCAAGCAACACATTAAAACATCTTCTGATATCGATATTAAGCGAATTGCGCGTTTCTATAGCATTTATATTCATTACAAGCTAATGCCAGCCAGATACGATATATTTGGACGATATAAGGCAATAGTTTTAGATGCTCGTGTTTCGGTTCCGGAACAACGTGAGCAGTTTTTCCATGAATTGTGCCACATTCTCCGTCATGTCGGACACCAATCAATGATGCCAAAAGCATTTCGTGAATTGCAGGAATGGGATGCAAACCTATTTACAATGTATGCTGCCCTACCCTACTACATGGTCAAGAATTATGATTTTGAAAACCCTTATCTGATTCACGACCTTGCCTATGATTTTAAAGTTACTGAGGGATTATGTAAGAAAAGGATGGAGCAAATACAAAGAAATATTTTAGCAAACTCCCCGCTTGTATCTGAAAGGAAAGAAATATATAATTAAAGAACATTGATATATCAAGGGTTATAGCTGTTCGCGAATGGTATACATTACAAATGCTATG